TTCCCGGTCAAAATTGGAAAGAAACTCACCTATGAGCGGGTTCTCTAGTACGGTGATATGTGCCCATCTTCGAATACAGATGCGAGCCCTGCAACGCTGAGTTCGAAGAGGCTTTGACGAACTCGGACGACATCCGGGAGTACAAAGACGCTCATCCCTGTCCGGGATGTGGCAAGATGGCGCCTCGAGCGGGCGTTTCAATCACCAATTTCGCCTTCAAAGGTGGGGTCCGGGGCGAAAGCGGCGTTCACGGTCAATCTGGAGTGCACGATCTAGACTATCCGGTGCTCGATAAGGCGATTGGTAGATCTTCGGCCAAGCGCTGGGAGCGGATCAACCGTGAGCAAGCCGAGAGGAACAAGATCCGAGCTGAAACCGGGTCTCAGGTCCTGGCCAAAGTCCCGACGAAGGACGCCAACATCTTCACGCCCGCGAATCAAGAGAGTGTGAAGGTTCGAGAAATGGGTCTGGCTCGGTATCTAGTGGAAAAGCGGAAAGCAGGAGACTAGCTCCCTCTCTGACTTTGATAATCGAGTTTTCATGATGGGAATGGTGTGGAGCCACAGCTCGGATACCTATACCCATCCCGATACTCAAAGTCTCCGTCTGCTGATACCAATACGCATATTTAGACTTCTGCTCGGACAAGGGAGCTAAGATGGCTGCGAGCACTTCGAGCATCGGTCCGTTCTCGACCTACGCGCCTCCCGGCGTCTACGTCCAGACGCTGGCCGCGCCTGTGTTGAACCAGATCCTCGGCGGCCTCAGGGTCCCTGTTCTGATTGGCGTCGCGCAGAACAGCCTGACCCAGTCGAACTTCGAACTCATCCGCGGATCGAGCGCAGTGGCCGATACGCCGGTTTACGGCGAGGACCCGAGCGGTCAGTTCGTTCTCTCCGGGACGAACTACAATCCGACTCTCGGCAATGCCAACGGCATCGTGACGAGCTTCCGGGTTCGCAACTACCCGATCGTCGATGGATCGGGGCAGGGCAAGGTCACCTATTCGACGACCCGAGTGTCGGTCACGGTCAATGGCGTGCAGGCAGTCGTGTCGGCTGTCGACGGACAAAACGGCATCATCACGCTGCTGATCCCGCCGCAGCCGACCGACATCGTCGCCGTTAACTACTTCTTTCACCGCGGCGACACGCGGATCACCGACAACGTCTCGTCGCAGGTCACCCCGACGCCCGGCGTTCTGGTCGCGCCGAAGGCCGAGACCTACAACATCATCGCCGGCATCAACGACACGTTGGCTCTGACGGTCGACGACACCCGTTCGGTCAGCATCAAGCTGACGGCCGGTGCGACCCGTCACGCGTCGGACGTGGCCAACGACATCAACGCGGCCGCGGTCGCGGACCTGACGGCTTCGGTGGCTATCGACAACCAGGGCCTGAATCACGTTCAGATGGTGTCGCAGGGCAACATCCTGGTCGGGTCGGGCAACGCCAATGGCGCCCTCGGCTTCAATCCCGGTCAGACCACGGGCCGCAACAAGGTCTTCACCGTCTTCAACGGCCCCATCGTCGACGGCTCGGGCGGCGGCATCACGACTACCGATCCCTCGAAGGTCGGCATCGTAATCAACAACCAAGCAATTCTCGCCTCGGCGGTCAATGGTCAGACCCAGCAGGTGACGCTGCCCTTCGCGCCGCGTCCCGGTTCGACGGTCGCCATCACGTACTACTTCAACACGTGGCAGGACACGTTCGACTACCTGCCGAACAGCAACGTCCTGTCGGTCACCAATTGCGGCATCGGCCCCGGACGCACGGACTTCAACCAGGGTCCGGACTTCGTCATCGTCAACAACGGCGAGCAGTCGACGATTCAGTGGGGTACTGCCTTCACGGTCGCCGCCGGCAACACGACGGGCACGGCGAATTTCGACTCGACGGTCATCAACGGGATGCTCGTCGACAACCGGATCTTCGGTGCGCCCCTCCAGCGCTACACCGACCCGACGACCAGTCAGGTCTCGACCACGGTCTTTGTGCTGCCTCTGCCGCCCACGACCGGTAACGGCCGCGACACGCCGCTGGGCCAGAGCCTGTACCAGACGATCACCAACGGCCGCATCGATCTTCCGACGAACCGGCCGGACCTGGTCACCGTCTACGTCGGCAAGAGCTGGCGCGATGCGTACGCGCATCCGCCCGTCCAGGTCATCGCGGTCGATTCGGCGACGGAGCTGGTCACCCTGGCCAACCCGGTGCCCGCCGACTACCTGGCGTTCGCCACCTTCTGGTACAACGACATCGGCGAGGACGCCTTCACCTTCTCGGTGCAGACTGTTGGCCCGAGCGGCGTCGGCCAGTACACGGTCTCTTCCGCGGCGCGTGGCGCACTGCTCTACAACGTGACCTTCGGCACGGTGTCGGGTCTCTCGACTCAAGTGCAGTGGCCGTCTGGCGTGCAGAACGAGCCGGACGCGTTCCTGACGGGTGCTGGAAATCCGGTCGCCGAGACGGTCACCATCCAGTTCCTCGACTCCGTGTCGCCGGCCTTTGGTGCCTCGTTCACCAACGCCAGCCCGCAGCCGTACGACCTCTACACCTACAGCCAAGAGTTCGGCGGTGTGGTCATCGACGGCAACGCGCCAGTCACCGTCAACCTCGGAACGGCCTTCCCTGCTCTGCTCGTGTCGCAGCCGATTGTCAACCCGTCGACTCTGACGTTCCTGTCGACCGACTACATCGCACTCAACATCGACGGCGTCAACATCGCTGCCGTTCCGATGGCGGGTCTGACGACGGTCGCCCAGGTCGTGACCGCCCTGAACGCAGCGATCGACGCTGATGTCCAGGTCCACAAGGACGGAACGGCCACTTTCCACTCCACGGCCCCCAACAATCTCGTCAGCTCGACGCCGTTTGCTGGTGGTTCCGAGGCTCTGCTCGAGATCAAGGGCCGAAACGTCCAGAGTTCGGCTCTCTCTGGCCTCATCTCGAACGCCACGGTCATCACACCAGTTGGCGCGGGACAAACCAACGGCGCTCCGCAGGTGGGTTTGCAGTCGAACAACACCTCGGTGGGTTCGTACAACTCGCTCGATCAGCCGGCGCAGCTCATCGGTTCGGCCGTCGCTCCATACAACATCACGACGGGCGTCAACGACAACCTACAGCTCACCGTCGACGGCAATCAGTTCGGCGTGACCCTGCCGGGTGGCCCCGCTGTTCCTCTGAACGACGTTGTGGAGGCCATCAACGACGCATACCTCCTGGTGGCATCGCCGGCGGACGTCGCAGCGATGACGGCCAGTCTCCTGCTGGTGGTCAACCAGCTGAGGACGCAATACAACACGCACCTCGCGTCGGTCTACCCGACCGGCTACCATCTGTACGCCGATTCGCCCACGGCGCTCGCCGTGACGACCGTCACCAACAATGGCGGCCTCTTCGAGGTACAGACCACGACGGCTATTCCGTTCCCCACGGGAACGACGGTCAACATCACGGGCGTCACTGGCACCGGTGGTATGACCGCCGCGATCAACCAGAATTGGGTTGTCACGATCCTCGATGCGACGCACATGACTCTCAACGGGTCGGTCTTCGTCGGGGCATACACCGCGGGTGGTGACGTTACGGCGACGTACGAGACCCTCTCGGCGGCCGTGGACCTGCCGTCCGCCATCACGTTGGCCAACGATCTGCAGACCAAGTACAACCTGCACATCGGAGAAGCCAATCCGGTGGGTGGTGGCATCCTCGCCGTGACGGCTTTGGGCACTCTCATCGAGGTGCAGACGAATTCGGCTCACGGCCTCGTGACCGGCGCTCTGGTCGTCATCTCAGGAGTGGTTGGCGTGCCGGCCAACAACGTGTGGCTCGTGACCGTCATCGACGGGACGCACTTCACGCTCCAGGATTCGTTCTTCTCGGGGACGTACCTGAGCGGCGGGGTGGTGACGGTTCAGACGCACCAGCTGTCGGACTCGATTAACGTGGTGACCGCGCCGGCAGCCACCAACCTGCAGTCGGCCATCACTCTCACGTTCGACCTGCAGCAAGCCTTCAACGCGCACCTGCTCCAGCAGGGCGTCCACGGCTACCCCGACTACATCAA